CCTCGCAACGAACAATCATACGGTCAAGGATTGCTGGCGCAAGGTCCTCTGGCATACCGTTCATTGTTGCGACAACGGAGAAGCCAAGTGCTGGCTTGACTACTTCGCTGGTGTCTGGGTTCTGCCACGAAGCGCTTGCTTCTGTGTCCAAGAGCATCATCAACTTGCTCTCAACATCACCGTTGATGCGATTGACTTCATCAACTACGAGCCTTGCGCCTTCGCGCCAAGCCTTGATGCCTACGCCCTCTTGCCACTTGAGGTTGCCTGATGCCTCACGACGCCAGAAGCCAATGAGGTCTGCTTCTGTCATCTCCTCAGTACAGGCAAGACGGTAGGAGTGCTTGCCCGTAAGCCCGTGGGTGAGACCGAAGTAGGTCTTACCTGTTCCGGGAAGTCCGTACAGAAGCACTCTGTTGGAGTGTTCTATGGCGAACTCTGCTCGCTGCCAAGCGCTCAGGTCCTCTTGTTGGTCAATGGCTGTTGTTTCTTGCTGGTTCATTACTTGTCCTCCTTAGTGGACTGTTGTTGTTTATCCTGCTTGGACTCCTTGTCCAAGAGGTCTTGGTACAGAGCCTTCATTACTTTGGGCTTCTGTGAGAACATTGCCTTAGGTGCTGCGAAGAACACAAGCATTGCGTCTACGAGCCTGTCTTTACCTGCTTCGTACTCGTCTGCGTGAATGGTTGTGAACTGTACCTCTGCGCTTGGGTCATCATAGTTGCGTACGGCAATGTAGATGGCTTCTGCGAGAAGCATCATTGTGATACAGGCATTGTGTTTCTTGTTGTCCTGTTGGGCATCTGTGACGGTGGAGTCCATACGGGCTAGGACACCAACAGTTTGCTCATCTGTGGCGAGGGAGAGCGAAAGCAACTTGTGCTCAAGCATCTCGTAGATTTCTCCCCCCTCTGCCACTAGCGACAAGCCCAACATTGAGTCAGGCTTCTGCCCCTCAATGGTGCTATCGCCCTCTATGAGGCGCTCTGGGTGTTCCTTGACCTCCTCAAGGACTGCGTCAATGTGCTTGTCCTCAATCAGACATACGCTGAACAGACTGTGCTTGCCTTCTGGCTCGCCCATTTGTTGCCACATAGCGCCCTCTAACTTGAGGAACTCTTTGCCTACGCCCTCTGCCCTTTCGGACTCAAGGCGTTCTGAGGCACCGTCAATAATCTTGGCTGCTTCTGCCAAGATGTCCTGTTCGTCTTGCGTCACGAGCGAAACCCCCTCTGGACTTTGCCATTACGGAACACCAAGCGTCGTTCTTGGTGTAGTTTGCGCCAATGTAGCACGGTCTGATAAGAGACCTTTACGCCCTTCAGGTTGATGGCACGGTGTAATAGCGCTGCTGAGACATTGTGGGAGAACAGAAGCATAAAGAACGCTTCGCTCTCCTCCGTCTCCTCCAACAGGTCTGCGACTTGCTGGAGTTTGTGGAAGCCACGCCCTCTGGGCGCCACTTCCCGTGCTGCTTGGTCAAGTGCCTCGCTGAGCGAGAGGCGCTTCTGTTTGGCTGGTTGTTTCATTGGTATTCTCTCCTTGGTTGCTGGTTGTTGTCGGCGTTTGCCGACGAAGCCAGCGTACCCGACCGACGAAATCGCCGTCAAACGAACACCTGTTCGCCCGATTCTCTTTCGTACGGTGACAGCGGTAGCGGTAGCGCTACGCGCGGAGACGCAACCGGTAGTGCTAGTTCTCTTTCATTTGCTGCACTCGAAGCAACGCATACTGCTTGCTGCGTTCAACGGATTCTTCCGGCAATGTAATTGTTATGCCGTCGCACAAATCGATTATGTAGTTCTTCAAGGCCGGACGCACCGTAAGCGCAAGCACCACCAATTCGGTCAGCACTTCTTCTGCTATGTGTTTTTCTTCGTCAGAAAAATCCGGTATCTCAAACGTTCCTGTTGGCATCACTCTCCTTCTCCATTTCCTGCGGCTTCGATGTGTGAGATTTCTTGTTGTGGCATACAGGCGGCGTTTCCAACTTGACATGGATAACGATTGTATTGTCGCACTTGGGGCAGTTCCATCTCTCTTTCACAGGTCCACCATTTCCCACTCGGACTGAGAGAATCCACGCACCCTGCCATCTGGCTGGATGTAAACCCACGTGGGCGCATCCGGGTCACAGTTGCACCCGGCGACATTTCTTTTGTCGTGCACCACGATGGCGCCACACTTCTTGCACTTTACTGCGCTGGTCATTTTGTTTTCTTTCTCCTCCAGTTTTTTACTTCGGCTGTCAGCCGTCCCTTGGCGTACAGGTGGCACCGACACGCACACTCATCAAGTATCGTGTCGGGCCACCGCGTAAGCGCCAGTTCAACTGTGCCGCAATGGCCGCAGCCGGTGTTAGAAGTACTCTTCTTCGGCTGCTGCTGCAACTGCTGGCTCTTCTGATGAGATGCTCCAAAGGGATGCGTCCGGGAACTGAGCAATCTTGCGTGTCAGCCAGACCTCGCTCTGCTTCCCATCCTTGGTGGTTAGCACCACCTTGTCTCCTTCGGTAGCGGCGTGACGGAGTTTTGCTCCCCACGTGCCATCCTTCAACTTGTACCAACTGTTTGCTTCGTTACTCATACGTAGTAATCTCTCCCTTGGCTTACCGCCAGTTGTAGTCGTTCCACCATGGTTTTGTACATGGTTATTTCTTTCTCCAACTCGGTAACCCGAGCCTGAAGACCTTTCTTGTCCTCTCGCAGCGTATCGACTGCGACCTGCAATTCCGTCAACCATGAGTTCATCATGTACTCTTCGCTGTTCACAACTTCGCCAACTTTCTTGCTCGTCGGATTCTTTCATTCGCTGACAATCCGCCCCAGACACCGAAGTCAATCCGGTTGTTTGTGGCGTAACGCAGACAGTCCTGCTTTACCGGGCAGGTGGCACAGATTTGTTTGGCTTTCTTGATTGAAGTGTTTGCGCCGCGCTCTGGAAAGAACGTTTCGTAGTCGAGTCCTTTGCACGCTGCATACTTCATGAACCTGTCGTCGGTGTCGTCAAGCATCCATTCGCTGAATAGTTGCACGTAGTCATACTCCCCACGGCGCGAAGCCGTCGTTGCTGGTTTCTTTGGCGTAGTCATAAATTGCTTTGGCGGCCCGCAAGTTTGTGAGCGGGTCGAATAACTCCTCGCAGCCAACGCTAGTGAGTGCGCCGATGGTTTGCAAGTATCCGCCCGGATACCATTTTGTCGGCAGGCACCATGACCTGTCGTTGATTTGGGTCAAGCCGATGTCGGTAGAGCCGTCGGCATTGAGGGTGGTGTTGTGCTGTGTCGGGTCGCAGCGGGACTCGCGCCACATGATGTAGTCGAGTTTCTCCATTTCCTCCGGCTGCCAGCCTGCCTCAAAAGCAAGCCCCCACCACTGACCACACCGCGCCATGGGCGGAACTATGTAAACGCTGGTGGTAGTGGTGGGGGTGTCAACGCTGGTGGCGGTGACGAAGGTTAGTCCCCTCGACCCCTCCGACTCCACCACCATTGTTTCCTTTGGCTTGGGCTCGGTGTTGCCTTGCACCACGCCAAAGAAAAGTAGTACTGCTGAAACTGTTCCCAATAATCTCGGTATTGCTTCCATCGTTTTGCTCCTGTTCTGTGTTCGGGTTTTAGCCCCGGTCAGGGGGAATACCAGCGACCGCCTGACCGGGGACGGCAAGCCCTGAAGGAGGACAGGGACCCTTTGTCTTGCCGTTTATTTTTCTTCTATCAACAACACTATCTGACTGAACTCCTCGAGGTCCATGAGGACGATGCCCCTGCTGGTTCCATCTGGCATTGCCACCATGACGAACGGTCTGATGTCACCTACTGCCTTGGCTGCATCGGACTGGGCCTTTGCCGCCTGGAATCGTGTGGCTATGGGACCGACTTGTGCACCGGCTTTTATCTCAGTGCGGAAAGCCCCTCCCCAATTCTCCTCATGGCGCGTGAGATGACCGCCGAGACCCAGTTTCTTGCGCGCACGGCGAGCCTTGCTGTCTCCCTTGCGGCGATTGCGTCTGCCTCTAGCAGCAGGGTCTCCACACCCTTTGACGCGCCGTTTCCCCTTTCGGTCCTCGCGTCCCAGAGTTCCATACAAAGGACATGCATCATTGGAGCACTTGTCATGGTCGCCCTGACACTCGCCCTTTCTTTCATCCACGGTTGGTTCGTGACTCAAGGACCTTGATTGCCTGGTTGGCTTCGCCCTTGGTGAGCATGTCCAACTTGTTGATTGGTCGGTTGATGATGTCGGCTACCGCTTCCACCTGCTTGGGTCGCTCGCCAATACCGTTGGCCAGAAGCATTGCGCGCAACTTGCCAATCTGTGAACTGGTTGCCGGAAGTGTCGGGTCCTTTATCTGTGGGCCATCACTAACCTCAGCAGAAGGGAATACTTCTTTGACCTTGTCAAGAAGATTGTCTCCGATTGGGGCTGGCTCCGGCTTCGGTTGCTGCATGGCTTTGAATGCGTCACGCAACTTGGGCATTGAGTCATCCGTCAACTCGTACAAATCCACGCCTGCAGCCTTGGCTACATCTTGTGGGTCCAGTCCAGCCTTGGAGCACGCAGCACGGAACTTGGTGAGCAAGTCCGCATCTGACTTGGGTTCCTGTTGGCGGACAACCTTGGTCATCTCCTCACGGCTGGGACGTGGCGCCGTCTTCGATTGGAAGATGAAGTTGGCCAAGGCCCTGCCAATTGCCGATGTCTCTGCGTTTTCCACGTGAGACGTTCTGTTCACTGGGCTTGCGTCGCGAATCTCCTCGGCGTAGCCAGTTGCAACTGGGCGTGGGTCAGAGATGTCTTTGTAGACCTCTGCTCTGAACACGACCTTGTTGTCGTCGTAGTGGTGGATGGCGGTGAACACCTGCCCGTTCGGGTACATCTCCCAAAACTTGGCAAGCCTCTGCTCCACCGTCTCGTAATTGTCGAGGTTGAACCTCATTGCTGGTCTCCTTTGCTGGTTGATTTGAATTGCCTGTATGTCGTTTGTTTCCTGTATTTATCTCGGAGGGCCGGGTGGTCCTCTTCGAACTTTTTCTGGTCGAACGCCTTTCTGCTGACGTTCTTCCACGTGCACTGAACGATACCGCCGTGTGTTGCGATTCCGGCATCGCCCATGCGTCGGCAGATTTCTGCCTGCAGTTGGCTGATGTGTTCTTCCATTTCCTTGACGATGTTCTGTGACTTGCGCAGTTGTTCAAGTATCGCCATTGCATCTGCGTCAAGTTCGACGACCTTGTCTTCTGCATTGGGATGGAGCGAGGTCACGTTCTGATACGAAGGGCGAACATCCTCTGGGAACATGCCCATGTCCACGTAGGACAGCAGGCGACGGCATGCCTCGATGTGGGCGCGCTTCTCGTCGCTGGTTACTTTCTGTGTGTGGAACTTGAGGTCCATGTCTGAATCAAAGACACACCAAATGATTTCGTCGGTGTCCGTACAGATTGCCTGTTGGATTCCCTGCCAGTACCACATCACCGGTAGTTTGCCGTCGAAGCGCTTCTTGCTGGTCTTGATTTCGTGCACCAGTCCATCCGGATTGACGGCGTCAATCGTGGCAATCAGGCGCACACCATCCTCTTCGTACACATACATCTCTTGGGGTTCTTCCAGCGCATAGCCAAGTAGGCGCGATGACCATTCGCGTATCGGACCCTCAAGCGTCGTACCCCTGAGCATTGCTGCGTTCGGGGCTTTCGGCTGCGGCGGTTCGGCGGCGATTAGTTCGGCAACCAAATCGGCTGTCGTTGTATAAGGATGCGCGCCGTGAACGGCGGCTGCGACGCTTGCCGAGATTCTGGCGTCGCCGTTTTCATCTTTCCATCGCACCGCCAGCCATTCGGTCGAGCCGTGCGTTGGTTTGTTGATTTTCCTGGTTTTCATTGAGCCTCCTTGACTCGTTATTGTCAGCCTAGCGTCGCCGTCGTCAAATTCCAACCCACTCGGGCTGCGTCAAAACGACGACCTTGTTTACCATGCCGACAGGGATATGGGTAACCATGCCGACGGTTTCCATGTCCGGCAATTCGTCGGGCATGTATGAGCCGGTAATCGAGATGTAGCCCTCGAGAATGTCAGGCCACAAGAAGCCAACGGACACGACATGACACGGCTTTGCTTTGTAGTCCTTCATGTCAATCCAACCGTTGGACGAATCAAAAGCGTCCGTCCAGTAAACAGCAACCAAAGACCAAGGACACTGATTCATGCGTCATACCTCTTGTCGTAGAGCAATGAGCCTACGTCGCTCGGCTTCAAAAGATAACCCCATGCCGGGTTGTCAGAACGCCTTGCAAAATCGCGTGTTTCCAGAGTCTCCATGTTCGCCTCAATAAAACGCTTCAGCCTGTCTACGGACACAATGATAAAGCCCCCATCCATTGAAAAGATGTACACCCACCACTGAGCCTTGGTTACCTGTAGTCCAGACGGAATCCATTTGCCGCAACGCCGGGGATTCTGACGCATCTCAACGGCCATGTTGCCGTTGCGGTAGCGGTCCGACTTCACCTCGAACGAACCTTCAACCAAATTCTCCAGCATCTTGCGAATGCGCTTCTCGCCCATCTGCCCATACTTCAGGTCTTCATCGAAGTTGAATGTGTTGGACTGTATGTCCCAGTCGCTGTTTTTCATTCGTGTTCCCAGTTGCGATGCTTTGCTTTGCGCACCATCTCCAGGCATCCGATGTAACCGGCGGCATCAATGATGTTGTCTGGGACATCGAGGCCGTTTTTCATTTCGTTCATCAAGCGCGAAAGTTTTACGCACACCATGAACAAAATGCCGTCCTCTGCCGTCATTACTTGTTCACCCTTCATGGCGTTGAAGATTGCAACAGTCCTGGAATAATCTTCCAGTGGATGGGCGTAAGTGTTTTGCCTATCGCGCGTAATTAGTTCATGTGCCCGGAGGAGAATCTCCGAACCTGCGAGTTTGTCTGGCATTGTTCCCCTTTACGAGTTGTTCGACTTTGGCTATCAGATTCCACAAGTCGTCTTGCTCGGTCACCCCTGGGTAGACCTTACGAAGAAACCTGCTTATTGCCTTCAACTCCATTTTGCTGAACTGTTCGCCCATTGTCAAGCATCCCCTCCGAGGCATGAGAATCTAGGTGACGGGTGAGCCGTTCGTCAACCTTGTCCACTTTTGTTTCGATGCGGTTCTGAGACTTGTACAGCATCGTCAGCACTCCACGCACATACGCGTGGTCGTCGTGGTTTTCTCTCTTGAACTGCTGGAGGACTCCGACGATTACACCTCCGACTGCCGTGACTACAGCAGCCAAGATGAGCGCCCAGCCCCCATCCATTATGCCTCAGTCGGCTTGTTCGCAAGCCACTCTTTGACGCGTGTGGGCACGTTGTCGCCCGCAACGTAGCGCAAATGCCACGGCTCGGACTGGACTTCCCATGAGAAGCCGAATGACTGTGCGTGTTTGAGCAGCCACTCCAAGCGTTTGCCTGAGGCGTGGGCGATGTCGATGGCGATGCCGAGGTTGTGGTTGCTGGTGCCTGGGACCGCCATTGGCGCTAACCCTTTTTTGAGGTACCAGAGTTTCCCTTTGTAGATGCGCGGCGTTTGCTTGAGGAGTTTTTTCCCTGGTTTGTCCGTGTACCTTTGGTAGAAGCCGTACTCTTGGGTTTCGAGCGAACGGTACGTGTCGGCTTGGCTGGTTGGGGAGAGGTCGATTCCTTCGGCGTTGGCTGCTGCGTCCATTGCTTCGTATGCGTCAGCCGCACAATGATGGAGTTTGCCTTTGCCTTCAATACCGCGAAGAAGTTCAGGACCGAGTTCACCAGGTTTTACCCCTTTCAGGTGGGTGCATAGGGTGACTTTGACGACGGGGTATTTGTCGGGCATTACTTCTTCCCGAAGGCTTCTTGGATTTCTTCCTTTGTCAACTCGCCGTCGGTGGAGGCGGCGGCAAGTTTCTGGATGACCTGTACCACCGCCATGAATCCTGCGAGGAGGGCGGACTTGGCGACCGACACGCCGATGACCGCGCCACCTGTGACGGCGGGTAGGGCGTTGGCGAGGAACAGGGAGAACAGGCGTTGTCCGAGGTCGAGGAACTTGGCTACGGTTGCGTTTGCTTTCAACATGACTTCATTCATCCTTGCCCCCTGTGAACGTTAGGACCGAGTGTAGCACCAGTGCCACACCTGTCAGCCAGAGTG